AATCAATAAGGCTAGAAGGCAAGTTATCACAAATGTTGAATTGCCAAAACTTGCTAATGATCTCGGCATGACAGTAGACGATTTGTTAGCAAGAAGAAAAGGTGAAGCCTTTAATGCTGAACAAATTTTAGCAGCTAGAAAGATTTTAGTGGCCTCTGGTGAAAACCTGATGAAGCTGTCAAAAGCGGCTGCAACTGGCGGCGATATGGAATTAGCGTTGTTCCGCAGGGCTATGGCTCAACATCGAGCAATTCAGCAACAAGTATCAGGGATGACTGCTGAGGCTGGTAGAGCATTGCAATCATTCAAGATTGTGGCTGAAAGCTCTCGCGCACAAGAACGTGCCATTAAAGAAGCCCTTGATGCCTCTGGCGGGATGGAGGTAAATCAGAAGATGGCTCAGATGATGGCTGAGCTAGATGACATTTCTCAACTGGGCAAATTTGTCGCAGATGCGAATAACGTCACCACGTTTGACAAACTTTATGAGGTTTGGATCAACGGCCTTTTATCTTCTCCGGCTACTCACATGGTCAATATGCTATCTAATACGATGGTCGCGGCACTGACTGTTGGCGAAAGAAAGATGGCCTCAATGATGGGCGGGAACATTCCTCCAGGCGAAACCACAGCCATGCTGAAAGGTATGGTTGATGGATCAAGAGACGGACTTCGATTAGCTTGGAAGGCCCTGAAAACTGGCGAACCTATTGATGTTATGGAAAAGGTTGAAGTCGAAAAGCGTAGAGCTATTAGCGCTGAAAGCCTGAATCTTTCAGGAACCCCAGGAAGAATGGCTGATTTGTTGGGAGAAATAGTAAGAATCCCAGGCCGATTACTAACTGCGGGCGATGCTTTTTTCAAGACTGTTGGCTACAGGATGGAGCTTAGCGCCCAAGCCTATCGCCAAGCATTCAATGAAGGATTGACTGGGCAAGCAGCGGCTAAAAGAGTTTTGCAGATTATTAATCACCCGCCTGAGAACATAAAACTGGCAGCGATTGATGCTGGGCGTTATCAAACTTTCACTAACGAACTAGGTAGGGTAGGTAAATCTGTTGAGCGTTTGCGAAGCAGCACACCATACACTCGAATTATTATGCCGTTTGTCAGAACGCCTATAAATATCATTAGCTTTGCCTTTGAAAGGACTCCATTGGCCCCGCTTTCTCAATCATTTAGGGATGAGATTGCTGCTGGTGGTGTTAGAAGAGATTTAGCTTTAGGCAAGATTGCTACTGGGTCAATGACAATGGCTGTTGCTGCTGATCTAGCTTTGAGTGGATCTATCACTGGGGCTGGGCCTGTCGATCCAGATATGAACAAAATACTCAGAACAACTGGATGGCAACCTTACTCTATCAAGATAGGTGACACTTATTACGCTTACAACCGTCTTGATCCAACTGGTGCTTTGTTAGGCATGGCTGCCGATATGACTGAGATTATGGGGCAAACTACTGATGCTGAGGCTCAAGAAGTGGCTACGGCTGCGGTGCTATCCATAGCTCAAAACATGGCAAGCAAGACTTATTTGAGCGGAGTCACTGACGCTTTTGATGCAATCTTTTCATCAAGCACTGATCCAGAAGCCAATAACTATAAACTTACTTCATACCTACAAAGACAAGCAGCATCTATTGTTCCGGCTGGAGTAGCAGCTATTGAAAGGGTTATGGACCCATCAGTTAGCGCGACTTACTCTGTAATGGACAGGATTAAATCCAGAATTCCTGGATATTCAAAGGGCTTGCCGCCAAGAAGAAACATCTTTGGAGAGCCTATTGTTCTTCAAGGCGGTCTTGGACCGGATATTATGTCTCCGATTTACACTAATAAAGAAGTAGATGATCCCATTGCTAATGAAATAGTGGCTCAGCAAGCGTCAATTTCTATGCCCAGAAGGGTCATAAATGGGGTAGAATTAGACGCCCAGCAATATGACAAGTATGTTCTGTTGTATTCTGGTCAGAACAATAAAGCTATGAAAAACAAACCCTTAAAGGTAGCTCTTAAAGAATTGTTTGCAAGACCAGCGTACAAGAAAGCCACAGATGGCCCAGAAGGAGGCAAGGCTCTATATATTCAAACAGTGTTCACAGCATACAGGGATGCGGCAAAGGCGCAGATGATTCAGGAAGATCCAACAATCAGATCAGAAATGATGTCTTTGGAACGCGAAAGAATAGAAAAATTAACAGGACGATAAGATGACAGTATCAAGCAGCGCCAGTAGAAATCAATACACGGCTACCGCAGGGCAGACGGTCTTTGCTTACACGTTTGAGATCGTAAGCGATGACGATATTGTCGTTCTCAAGAATGGCGTAACCCTAACCAAGACAACGAATTACACGGTATCCGGTGTTGGCTCAGACTCCGGTGGTAACGTCACTCTGGTTGTCGGCGCAACTGCTGGGGACATCCTCACGCTCTATCGTGACATGGCCTATGATCGCCTCACTGATTACACTAATGCTGGGGACTTCTTAGCGGCTGACGTTAATAACGACTTTGACCGCCTATGGATTGCTACCCAACAAGTCAATGAAGAAGTCAATCGAAGCCTCAAGGTTCCGGTTACTGACCCACTAACAACCAACATGACATTGCCTGCGAAGGCTGATCGTCTCAACAAGATTCTAAGATTTAATTCAGTTACGGGCAATCCAGAGCTAATTAACCTAGCATCTGGCGCGACATCCGCAACTAACGTCTCTTTCACTCAAGCTGGAACTGGTACGGTTGAAAGGACTGTAGAAGCAAAACTCAACGAATCAGTATCGGTCAAAGATTTTGGCGCTACGGGCGATGGGACTACTGATGACACTGCTGCTATTCAGGCCGCAATCGACAACGCGGTATCAAGCAGAATCTATAGAGTCTATTTTCCAAAAGGCAACTACAGAACAGTAAATACGGTCGGCCCGTCAACAGAGGCATTTAATCTAATTTTTTATGGTGACGGTCTGCAAACTTCAATCATTATAGCAGATCATCTTAGTGGTCCAGCGGTAACATTTAACCGCTCACAAAGCGGAATGCTTGATATGTCTGTTAGCGCATCTGCGACCAGAAAGGCGGGGGCTGCGGGATCAGGCAGCACTGCAAACTCCGGTATCTATATGGAGCCTGCGGATATTGCTGGAAAAGCAATCGCTTCAATGATTTTTGAACGAGTCAGAGTTTTAGATCACCCAGCAAACGGTTTTGTTCAGGTTGGGCATAACCAATTATCCCGTTTTGTTTCATGTTTAGCTCAAGGGAATGGACAGCATGGATATGTTTTTGACTCCGGCACACTAAGCGGTAGGACAAATAAACTCTATACCGGACTGGTGACAATGGATACTTGCTGGTCTGTTGAAAATACAGGCCATGGCCTTGTAATTGGTAATCCGTCTGATGCAGCTTCGTATGGAAACACCCGATTTTTGATGCTGAACTGCGAATTTGCTGATAATGCAACTGCCGCAGGCACAAGATATGAAGCTGAAGATTCTTGGATTCGTTGCGAAAATGTAACTTTCTTGAATTGCGCGTTCGGCGGCAACATAGTTCCAAGCCCACAGATCGGCGACATATTCTTTATGGGCCGCAACTTGCAGATTAAAAACCAAAGAAGCGTCCAACGTGGGCACACCTTAAGGCTTGGTGTTGATGCTGTAACACCAGACACTTATGGTATTGAGATCAATGGATTGCGGGTTTTAAATGTTGCCCAAGATCCAGTCATCAAGGTAAGTGATACAGACATTGATAATGGAGATGTTAGAGGCATAGTCGTCAATACATTTGGCGCGACCGATAACATGACGACATTAATTTCCGGTCCTAGCGCGAGCGGGAATAATGTTTCTGGAGTAATCTGGGACGAGTATCCACCCGTTCAAACCGCTGTTATTCCTGGTGCGGCAAATGCAACATCTCAATCATTTACAAACTCAACAACTTTGACGGACATTACTGGGCTAAGCGTTAACTTATTGCCAAACCAAACAGTAAGTTTTGAGGCGCAGATTCGGTGTAACGCTGATCCTTCTGGAG